TGAATGAACGGGAACGCCATCCCGAGCGCCGCCAAGATTTTACTACCCGGTATCAAATCCTCCGGTCCCGTAAAGGCGGCAAAGCCCCGCTCGTCTACTTGCTGACCAATACCTTCACCGGCAGCCCGCAGCCCCCGGGTGGCTACTTCCATCGGTCCTTCTTGCCCTATAAGGTCCGCCAGCCCACTGATACCCTCGCGCACCGCGGCACCCGCTTGCCGGCCAGCCGCCTGGCGCTGCGTAGACGATCCCGCTAACGGATCCGCCATATCCACCATCGCCGGTATATCTTCGGTCACAATGGCGCCGAGGCCCGCCGGCGTTGCCTTTGCCATCTCGCCTATCTTGGGCGCCATCTTGTCTATGGCAAAATCCATCGTAGGCGCTACTACATCTTGGCCGTAGCTGCTTTGAGGGCGATAGGCTTGCCGCGCCGCATCTACCAACCCCGATAACGATACCTGGCGGTTTTCATCCTCAGTAGTCAGGTAGTCTGCCAACGTCGATAGCGATACCTGGCTATCCCCCTTGAGGTAGTCCACCAGGGGCGCTAATGAGTCAAATACGGCACTACGGGCCATCCGCCTATACCTCTCCCGATAACTGCTTGAGTATCTCAAAATCGGGCGCCGTCACGATATAGACTTCTACATCGCCCGCATTCGCCGGCCTTGCCCGAGATACGATGTCGCCCAGGATAGCGCTATCGGTCTTAGCCGCCGGCGTCTTACCCTTGGCTTTAGCCTTGAGCTTCGCCGCTACCTTCTCTTTTGCCATCTCAACTCCCCCTTACCATCTCATTCGCCTCGACCTGGGTGGCCTGGGCGGTTTTTTGCGCGTTCGACTGCACCTGTCCTAATAGATCCTCGGCACCTACCGACCCACCGCCGCCACCGGACGGCCTACCCGCCGCACCTTGCTCCTCGGCCACCATTGCCTCCTGGTGGGACTGCACATGAGCCATTACCATCTGGTCGATCTGCTGCATCTGCTGTGCCGCTTGCATATTGAGCGGCTGCCCGGTAGGACCAACTTGCTGCGCTCCCTGCATAAGCTGCTGGTAGATCGGATTCTCCCGGTAGGTCGCGTGTATCTCGGCATGGGTGTTGTGATCCTGGCCTTCTAAGACCTCGGTATCGACGCCCTGCACGAATCGGTCATTCTCGAGCTGGGCCGCCCGCTGCGCTTCGACGTTGTTGTCGGAGACCATCAACTTCTCGATGTCGACAATGTCGAACGCCGCCGCCATAGCCTTGTCGAGTTCCATCTGGTCGAAATTGGGCCGGTTCGCGGCCCTGTCGTAAAACGCCAGGAAGCGGTCTTGCTCAAGCTGCTCGAAGAGCGGCTGCGTCGAGCCCACCCGGGTATGGATGCGGTAATTCCATAGGAAATCGCTGTTGCGTAGCGCCCGCACCATCATGCTCTGACCGTCCGGTGCTACGTTGATGGCAAAGTTCTCCGGTGTGTAGCGCGGGTCGCCCATGACCTGGAATGCGTTACGCACTATCAGCTCGTAGGCGCCGGCTACCTTGGCTTCCATCCAGTTGCCGTTGAGCTGCGCTGCTGCCGCCACCACTGCCGCCTCGGTGGCGCTATCGGCCTCGCCGGCGGTAGGCGGCTGCACCGCCGCGATCTGGTCCTCATACGCCAACAGGCTCTGCTCATGGCGGTATAGATCCGCCGGCACACTGGCGAAGTCGAGCTGCTTGATGCCGTTGATGTCTTGCATCGTCTGAAACTCGCCATCGCGGCCTTTGCGTAGTCGCTCCAGTAGATCGGGATTCGCCAGCGCTTCAGACTCGTTGACTACACCCTGGCGGGCGGTGCGCTTGAGTATGTCGGCCCGCCGGCTAACCTGTTCGATAATGCCGTTTTGGATGTCTTCGAGATACGCCATCTGCGGCTGCGGATAGTAGCTACTCGCATTCATATCGAACTTGATCGGCACAAAAGGAAAGCCGCTCTCAACGAGAAATCCCGCCGCCGGCTCTCCCGCTTCGAGGTCCAGCACCGGCTCGGTGAGCTGGCCGGTCTCGTCTTCCTCAAAAATCAACTGGCCTATGCTATTAACCATCTGCGGGAAACTCATCTTGACGAACGGATGCTCTTTCTCGAGGATCGGCTCGTCTACGTTATCCGCGAACATGATCAGCTTGCGGTTGATTCTATCGTGTATGCGATCCACCAGGACGAAGTCGCCGTTGTCTACCGATTCTTTGAGCGCTTGCATCTCTTCGGTGTCGGTCTGCACCCCCATGACCTCGCCAAACGCCAGCTCATCGTCAGAGCCTACAGAGGTAGCCGTGAGCTGCTTCTTCTGCTGTATCTCGGGATCGTCCTTAAGAAACTTCAGCGGCACCCACATACGCTCTCGTATATACCGCGCCGTGCCGAGGCGATGCGGCGCTGCAGTGGGATCTACATGGACAAACCCGGGCGCGACCCTACTAACGCTAACCATGTCCTCGGCCATATCGTCGTTGGTCACATACGGCGCCACCATACTGTCGCCGGGTGGGTTGAAGTCCAGCCGCAGCCAGCCTACACCCGTAAAGAGCGCATCGAAGATAGCCTGGTGGACATGGTCCTTGACGTTAGTAAGCTGCATGAACGCCGACGAAGCCCGCTCGAGTAGCTCGGCCACATCGTCGCCCTCTTCGTCTTCGATGATGAAGAACTGTTTTGGGTAGCGAAAAGCGATGGTGCTGACGATCTGCCTGACAATGGGATAAAAGCGGCTCACCCGCACTAAATCTTGCGGGTCGAGGTCTCGTATTCGCTGGTCGAACTTCAAGTCGTAGAGGTCCGTCAGGCGCTGCCAATCGCGCATCCGATCTCGGTATAGGCGATCCAGCATCTCGCGTTCAGACTTCCAGAATACCAACTGCTGCTTATTCATCCCGCATACCTATATTTGGGTTCATCGTCATTGCCTAACAGGTCCAGTAGTCGCTGCCCATCGCCGTCTGGCTTGGTGGGCGCCTTACGCGCCTTATATGTGTGATTAATGCCGTAGCGCAACCCATCAGCAGGGTGATCGTTACCGCCCTTGAGAACGTCTTCGGGATCCTTCGGGTCGCGCTGGACCGTCGAAAGACTTTGGACCACTTGCTCCGTCCGCCCCTTAAAAAACTTGAGCCGCCCCGCATACATTAGATCCTTAATGTTTCGCCATCCGTTCACCCGGGCGCTGTTGGCCCGCGTCAGGTGGAGGCCGATAGCCTCGAAGCTGTCCTTGGGCGCCAGCGCCTGACTCGCCTCGCCTGGCGCTCTCTTAGTCCACATATCCGCCGGCGCCAGGTTGAGCCGCGGCCTCTCGGTCACATACGGGCAGTTGTCTATCATCGCCTTGATGCCTCTCGCATGATCGGCGCCGCCGGCACCCTCTCGGCAATACTCATCTACAACCCATATATCGTCATCGTAATCGACGGCTATGATGCCCGCCCAGGTCGCGTTGTGTTCGCCATAGTCCATGCAAATAAACGTGGGCCAGGTGGGTGGTATCTTATACGGCTCTACCTCGCATTCGCGCCGGCTGAACATCGAGAAGTAGCTGCCTATGATCGCATCCCAATCGCCCTCTTTCCATGCCTTGACCAGCTCGGGGTCGCCCAGGCCGTCGAGGCGCTGCTCGTAGCCCGGGTCCGCCGCCAGCCCGATCTTATTATCGTGGATGCGCGAAGGCACGAACATCCTGACCATGCCGCTGGCGCTATCCTCGAGCGGCACCATACCGTCAGGGAAGTCTTTAATGCCAAAATGCTCGGCCACTTCCTGGTGGCAGCGCCCGCCCGGGTTGCCGGTGGCTCTAACCCTCTTATGCTTGGCTGGCCCGCGTAGTCTCGATAGCATCATCTTATACGGTCTCATCGACTCCCAGGCCGGCAGCTCGTCCCACCCCAACCACGATACCGACCAGCCCATGTACTTGCTGAAATCGGTCTCTTTCTCGAGGTGCCGCAGCCGCAATATCGCGCCCCCGGGGAACTTCCAGGTATGCTTGCCGACTAAGTACTCGCCGCCGACATACGGGTATATCTCATGCGATTGATCTATGATCTCTTCCAGATCAGGATAGCTTTGTCGAAACAGCACCCCGCGCCAATCGGCGCCCTGCGCTAAATCTTGCGCGAAATCACCGAGCAAATAGCTCGTCTTACCGCCAAAGACGGCGCCACCATAAAACAGCTCTTGCACCGCCTCGCCCATCCAGATCGCCGTGCGCTGCGGTCCCTCCTGGGCAGCCCAGGCGTAGCTCTCAGGCGCTACCGCGGCGCTACTCATCCTCTACCAGTTCCGCCACCCTGTTGCCACTGAGCGCGGCCTTGAGATCCGACAGTGCGGGCCGGCCTTCGGTCTTGATCTGCCGCACCTCGATAGCATCGCCATCTTTGCCGGTGGTCTCGATGCGCTCGGTGAA